AAACTTTTATACTCTGAAATTACTTGTCTAACAAATAAAAATGGCATTTGCTGGGCATCAAACAACTACTTTTCAGAATTATATAATGTTTCAAAAACAACAATATCAAAATGGATTAATCAATTAGCGCTTAAAAACTATATAAGCATTGAGATGAATTATGTTCCAGGAACAAAAAGGATAGATAAAAGGATTATAAAAATAAGACCTACCGATCAAAAGTTCAATACCCCACAAAACTTAAATGGGCCTATTGAAGAAAACTTAAAGAGGCCTATTGAAGAAAAGTTTAAAGATAATACTACAAGTATTAATACTACAAGTAATAATAATATAGAGGGTAAACCCTCCTCGATCGAAGAGGTAAATAATTATTTTATGATGAAAAATTTTGATTTGTCAGAGGCAATTAATTTCTTTGAGTATTATGAAAACAATGGTTGGAAGCAAGGTAAGAACAAAATGAAAAAATGGAAACTGGCAGCTAATCGTTGGATGCGAAATTACAAGCCAAAGCAAAAGCAAGGTTTAGCATCTCAATATGGGTTTAGTATTAACAATCAAAAACAACTAACATGATAGGGAAAGAACCAAGCGAGGATTTACTTAACTTTTGTTTCGTAACTATCAATAAGGCATTATTTGAGATGAGCCAGAACAGAGCCGAAGAGGATAGAAAGATACTAGCTAACATTCTTATGAATGATTTAAACGATAAATTCCATAGACTTACAATTGAAGACGTTACAAAAGCCTTTCACAATGGAGTAAGGGAAGCTGACCAAATGGCTATCAACCCAAGAACATGGTTTAACTGGCTAAACAAACAGAAGTTAAAAGCCAACGCAGTACGAATAGAATCATCACAAGAGAACGAAAGGTTACAAATAGAGCAGAAATGCCAAGAGATCGACAGAAAAGAGGTGCTACGTGAGTTTATTGAGCTATGTTTGATTGAGATATACGAGCAGTATTTAGCTGGAGAGAAGTTTAAATTTCAAGGTGTGAGCCAAGTTTTCAACTGGTGTGAAAGTGTTGGGTTAATTTTATTATCTTTAAAAGAGAAAGAGAAGCTGTGGGATGAGATACAAGAGGAGATCAAGCAAAAAAAGAAGTTTGTACATAACGAGCGTAAGAAATTTCATCCAGTAATAATGTGCAGAGAAAAAACATTGATGACATATTTTAGTAAATGGCGAAAAGAAAACTTTGATTTAAGAACGGAAGCAAATAAACTATTATGAAGTACAATACAGACAAGCGAACACGCAAAAAAATTGACAAGTTACTAGAGCAGAATACAAGAAACGTTGCTAACTTTGGAACTGGTAGCAAGTACGATCTAAAAACTAAATCAGAATTTAACAAGGCTTGGACAGAAATACAAAGAGAAATACGAGAGTTGGATGCAGATTTTTACAAAGTAATAAAAGCGCAGAATTGAAAGCATTAGAGGACAAGCTACAAACGGCAGTAATAACATACCTACGGCTGGATAAGAAAGCATTGTATTGTGCTTCTTTAGGTGGTCAGTATCAACGCTATCATTCGCAAAGGATGAAAGCCAAGCGTACCGGATATGTAGCCGGCTTCCCAGATGTGTTTTGCTACGATGCCAGAGGTGGTTATCATGGTCTTGCATTAGAGTTAAAGGTTAAAGGTAATTACGCAAGCCAGAAACAGAAGAACTGGATTAAGAGATTAAACGAAAGGGGCTATATGGCAAAGGTATGTACTGGCTTCGATGATGCCAAAAAGTTTATAGATGATTACTACGATTTAGAATAATTTTTTTATATTTGACAAACTAAAACAAACTAACTATGAAACAGACACACAAAACAAGACTGCTTGATTATCTATCGCAGTACAAAAGCATCACATCACTTGAGGCAATTAGAGATTTAGGGAACACAAGGCTATCTTCTACAATACATAAATTGAGAAGCGATGGACACCCAATAGAAACTAAATCAATAAAAGTACCTACAAGGTGGGGAACATCCTCAAACGTGGCTCAATACATTCTAAAGAAATAGTTATGGAAGTAAAGATAGATACAAGTTGCAAAACTTACTTAGATTGCAGAGGTAAGTTTCCAGTAGGACACATTAAGGTCTTAATGAATCATTATGTAGATATGGCTGACAACCTTGAAAGACTGATAAAGGTCTACGAAGAAAGGATTAAGCAATTAGAAGCCTCAGATAACCCACACAAAGAATTTCTCATTAGAGAACTTAAAAACGTATTTATTGCTGGGGGGTGCGATTGGGAGCCAGAAAGTATATGGGATAGCCCGACTGGTGTTGAATGCGATATGCAACTAAGACATTACCCAGACGATAGGCTTGGACATTGATAAAGTGAGTAAGCTACTTGAGTGCTACAACTATTTTGAATCTTAATAGGATTTGAAAATCAGCTTGAGAGGGGGAGCTTGGGAACTCCCCCATCTTAAACAAAACTAACATTAATCTATTTATAGCTATGGCAGAAACTTACATTTACGCAGTTGCGATATTATTACCAATAGTGTACATATTAGGTATGTACTTTACAACAAAGTAGGGTGGTGGAACTGGCAAACACACCCTCCTGTCTCGAGGGCGAGGATTGTAGCAATACCCTCTTGAACGTTCGAATCGTTCCCCTACTGCTAAACATTAAAAACTAAACAAATGAGCAAAGAAAGAGAAACAGAAGTAGACACTACTTGGGATGCATGGCTAAACGATATGAGCGATAGAGACCAACCAGAAGCGTGTAGTGTAGATAATCCAGATTGTGAAGCTTGTGGCTCATGAGTAGTATAGAGAACAAAGTATGCATAAAGATACTTGACAGAGCAGAGGTAGGCGAAAAGAAATACGGCACTACAATGGAGCGTACCGACCTATCAACGATTGACTGGGTAAAACACGCACAAGAGGAAGCGATGGATTTAGCAGTCTATTTAGAGAAGATTTTGGACTTATTAACAAAGGAACAAAAGCAAAAAAAATAACCTATATTAGCAATGTAAGGTTTTCACATTAGTTAGTTTTGAGAGGAGCGAGGAGTAAAATCTTTGTTCCTCTTTTTTATTTAGATTATTATGTTAGGAAAAGGATTAGTAAATAGATTGATTTTAAAAGCCGTACGAAGAGGTAAAAAAATAAAAGTGATAAAACGCTATTTATATATGTATCATCAAATTAATATAGGCGACAAAGCATTGCGCCAAAGGTATGAAAGAATTAAAGTATTTGCTCGGCAAGGAGTACAATAAAATCCATGACATAGCCCTAAAGATAACAAAGGGCAACGACATAGATGCGCAAGATTTAACACAAGAGGTCTATGTTATAATGTTAGAATACGATCAAGAGAAACTCCAGAAGATATACGACAACGGACATCTCAATTACTGGGTAGCAAGAGTAATGCTAAACCAGTATATCAGAAGCACATCCCCATTCAAGAAAAAGCATCATTCCTACCTAAAAGATGCTAACGCAGTAGTGAGCAACCTTGCCCATGATGATAGCGAAGAAACAATACAAGACAAAATACTTTTTGAGCAACGGCTGGAGCAAGTTGAGGATATAATGAAAGACTTGCATTTCTACGACAAGACGCTATTTAAGATATATTACGAATCTGACCATTCAATTAGAAGCCTATCGGAATCAACAAGCATCAGCACAACGTCAATATTCAATACCATTAAGAACGTAAGAAACTATATAAAGGATGAAATTAAAGACAAGCAATAAGGTCTATAATGAGCGAATGGAAATCTGTCGTAAGTGCGACCATTTCAGAAAGTCGGTATCGCAATGCAAAAGATGTGGGTGCTTTATGAAAATAAAAGGGGCTATTGCATTTACGCGATGTCCTGTTGGCAAATGGGAAAGGGAAAAGGATATAACCCAAGACCAATTATCTATCCTTAGACGGCTTGTAAATAGCTTAGAGAACACTAAGGTAACGCATGAACAGAACGTAGGGCTTACTAATTTATATAATGAGATTTTTGGAATGAGAAAAAACGTATCATCTTGTGGTGGGTGCGTCAGAGATATGGTAAAAGACCTAAAACAATTATTAGAAAGCTATGAAGATTGATAGCGTTAAAATATCGGAGTTAAGATTTGCCGAGTACAACCCTCGCACAATATCAAAGAAGCAGTTTAAAGACCTAAAGAAAAGCCTCGAAGAATTCGGTTTGGTTAATCCTATTGTAATCAATTCAAACGAGGACAGAAAGAACGTCATTATAGGAGGGCATCAAAGAGCCAGAGCGTGGGAAGATTTAGGTAATGACCACATACTAACATACGCAGTTGATTTGCCTATTGAAAAAGAGATGAAACTGAATCTTAGGCTAAATAAGAACGGAGGTAAGTTTGATGACGACTTACTGCTGAACTATTTCGATGAGGAGGTATTATTTGAGGTAGGGTTTACTGTAAACGATTTAAACATCAATATAGACAAGTACGAAGACAATACGCTCGAAGAGGTAACGAAAGACGTTTGCGAGTGTTGTGGCGCACCAATATGAAAAAGCATACTAAGATATACATGGATTACTTTAGCTTTGATAGGTGCGATTTTATCCCTTGTGAAGTGTGTGGTAATCCAGCACATGACATCCATCACATAGACGCCAGAGGTATGGGTGGAAGTAAAGAAAAAGACTACATTGAAAACTTACAAGCAGTGTGTCGGAGTTGTCATATTGAGTACGGAGATATATCGTATTTAAAGGATATGTTAAAGGAGATACACTTAAAATATATGGAAGTATATGGAACAAAATAGAACAAAGGTAGCTAAAGAAAGAATGCTCAAAGCTTTAGAGAAATCGCTGGGGATTGTTTCAACGGCTCTAAAGATGACAGACCTATCCAGAACTAACTACTACAAGTGGCTCAAAGAGGACCAGGAGTTTGCTGATAAGGTCAAAGAGATAGAACAGGTAGAGCATGATTTTATACGCTCTAAGTATTACGAATGTATAAAGGACAAAGTACCAAGCGTTGTAATTCATGCAGCCAAAACACAATTAGGATTAAGTGAGCGTCAGCAGATAGATGTAACAACGCAAGGGGATAAGATTAACAAAATAGAGATAGAGATTGTCAAGTCTAAAGATACAGACGAGTAACGTATTTGAGAGGAACTACAACGCACCTACTAAGCTGGTGGTTAATCAAGGTGGAACAAGAAGTGGGAAGACATACTCACTTTGTCAGTTGCTTATTGTCAAGGCTTTTGAGGAAACGGGTAAAAGGTTCAGCATTGTAAGGAAGTCGCTACCCAGTTTGAAGCTATCGGTAATGAAAGACTTTTTTGAGATACTTAACCATCTGGAGCTATATGACGAAACAAAGCACAATAAATCCGATCACACCTACACGCTTAATGGCAACACATTCGAATTTATATCCTTAGATCAACCACAAAAGAAGAGGGGTGCTAAACGGCACTATCTATTCTGTAACGAGGCAAACGAATTAACGTGGGAAGATTTCTTTCAGCTGCTGGTAAGAACAGAGGAAAAGATATACATAGACTATAACCCATCTGAAACACATCATTGGTTATATGACAAGGTGCTGAATAGAGAGGACTGTACTTTTATTAAGTCAACGTATAAGGATAATCCATTTCTACCAGATGAGCTGGTCAAGGAGATTGAAAGGCTACGAGAAACGGATGAGGACTATTGGAAGATATATGGATTAGGAGAACGAGGCTTCTCTAAGTCTATTATATTCCCAAGGGTTGAAATGATGAGCAAAGTGCCAGAAGAGGCAACGCTTATATCTACTGGTTTAGACTTTGGATATACCAATGACCCAAGTGCCTTAGTAGAGGTATACGAATTAGAAGATAAATTAATATTTAACGAATTACTATATGAACGAGGACTTACTAACTCTGACATTGCTAACCGAATGGATGCTTTCTGGACTGATAAGCGAAGAGTTGTATTTGCAGACAGTTCAGAGCCTAAGTCCATCGAAGAACTATATCGCTTAGGATACAACGTAAAACCATGCGTAAAGGGTAGGGATTCGATCAACATAGGGATAGACCTACTGAAACGATTCAAGCTATGTGTAACAACCAAAAGCACAAATCTAATATCGGAGTTCAATGGCTACAAATGGCAAGAGGATAAGAACGGCTATCTGCTTAACAAACCTATGGATAATAATAACCACGCTATTGATGCTTTACGCTATGCTGTTACTATGGTCAAGAGCAAACCAAACGTAGGGAAGTATTCAATTAGGTAACTTTTATACACATTACACATTTTACTATTTAATAATATGAAGCTGACAATACCGACAGATACAAGTGAGATAACCTTAGGGCAATTACAAAGGCTCACAGAAATAGAAGAGGCTGAACTTGGTAATCTTGAGAAGCAGAAACAAACCATTGAGTTGCTAACTGGGGTTGATAGGGAAACACTTGATAGGTTTCGTCTAAGCGATTTAGAGAGCGTTTACGACAAGCTTCTGTATTTGTCTAAGCAAGACAATAGGCTTATTAAATTTGTTACGATAGAGGGTGTGAAATACGGCTTTCATCCTAACCTATCAAATATCACTACTGGGGAGTTTGCCGATCTTGATACTTTCTGTAAGGATTTAAACAACAACTTGCACTACGTTATGGCAGTTCTTTACAGACCAGTAACAGTTGACAAATCTGGGAAGTATGATATAGAGGCTTACAAGGGAACGGAAGAACGTGCTGAGTTATTTAAGAAGAGATTACCAGCCAATGTAGTAAATGGTGCGATGGTTTTTTTTTGGACTTTAGGGAAAGATTATTTGACCGATATGCTTCGGTCTTCATCGGAGGGCAAAGTTCAGACAAGCAACAACGATTCAGTAAAAAGTGGGGCTGGTATGCCATCCTCATGACATTGGCTAACGATGATATTTTAAAGATAGATGAGGCAACCGAAATGAGTATAAACAAATGCTTTACCTATTTAACATATATAAAGGATAAAGAAAACGCAAGGAAATGAAATCATTCAAATCAATAGTAGAGCAGTTCGAAAAGATATGTAACGCTCACAAGCAACTTAACTCGTTTACGTTTGGGGATATATTCGAAGTAGACCTATCTAATGAGGTTGACTTTGCAAAGGCTCACTTAATAGAGCAACCAGCTACAATCAACAACAGAGATTTTGTATTTACGTTTGATTTGCTTGTAATGGATTTGGTGGCAGCAGATGGTTCAAATGAAACTGATGTACTGAACAATACATTTCTTATAATGGCTGATATATATAGAGAGTTCAAGAATGGTCTCGGTAGGGGTACACCAGTGATTGATTCTCGAACTTATTCAATAAATGAGAGCGTATCATGTGAGCCGTTTACAGATCGTTTTGAGAACTTACTCGCTGGATGGAAAGGTACAATCAGCATAACAGTACCAAGTCATAACAACGCCTGTAATAGCCCTATATGAAATTAGAATTAGAAGCAACGCAGAAAGCCTTATCTAAATTTGGTAAGGATGTTATAATCAAGGCAGCCACATATCTTCAAACAAGAAAGAGAGGGTATGATACTGGTAAGCTGATGAAGTCGCTTGATTATGATTTAGGTGTTGCTGCAAATTCTATAAGCCTTAAGATACGGATGGAGGACTATGGTCTTGCGATCAATGAGGGAAGAGGTAAATCTGGTGGTGGCTCTGGTGTTTTATACCCTAAGATATTAGAATGGGTTAAGCGTAAAGGATTGCGCCCAAGAAATAGTAAAGGGCAGTATGAGGCATGGAGAAACAAAGCACAACAACAGAGAGGCATTGCCTACGTGGTAACAAGAAAGATACACAGATTTGGATATAAGGGTACTGGATTCTTTGACGATGCATTTGCACAAAGCTATAAGAAACTACCTAAGAAATTAACACAAGCTTTTGCTTTGGATTTAGAAAACTTTTTGAATTTTACAATAGACGAAATAAATGGCAACAACGGTAACACGCAGTAATTATTGGATGCTCAAATTAACGAGCGACACATCACCAGCATATAACTTTAAATTTGTAGTTGATATATGGGTTGATGGGGCAAAGTTTATAAGGCTAAAGCAACCTAAAAATAACAACGATTCTGCTCACATTAATTTTGAGAAGATAGTAAAGAATTATATTAAGGTTACTAACAAGCATGATAATACTATTGGTAGCTTGGCAGTTGCTTATGATTCATTACACCTTATACCATTATCGAAAACTGATTGGTCTGCCAGAGAGGATTATGCGCTAAGTAAAAACACGGATACATTAAAAACATTTACCTTTAAGTTTTACGAAGAATATTCTGATACTGCCGATGGTACAGTATCGGTGTCAAGCAGTTCTGCAAGTGATGTTTCTTACCCATTAATCAACTTTGCAAATGAGTGGGAAGATAATATGGAGTTTGACACCGACAAGTTTGGATTTAATGACAACCTTATAAATAAAATACCAAATACTCAATTTTCTGGCGATTTAGCTTCACAAAGTTGGAAAAACCTTACGAGCGACCCAGCAGACGATTGCGTCAGTTTTGACTTATCATCCGATAGAATGCTAATCACTTGTAATGCTGGAACTGGAAATGTAAATAGGTTTTCTCTAAAAAGCACTGTTGAGAAAATGGTTGTTGGGCAGAAGTACCTTTTAAAATACAGAATAGAAACAACTGGTGGCGCAAATACTCTACTTTACTATGATGGGCTGGTTTATAAAGGGGCTACGCTTACCGCTGGTACAAATTATGTTTATATAACTTGTACGGCAACAAGAGAGTTAATCATGAAAGCCTATGGAGATGCTGGAGATACTATACAGTTTAGTTTTTTCTGGCTTTACAATATTACGCAGATGGGGAAGTTTCTAACAGACCTACCAACAGAAACAACAAAAGGAAACGATACAAGTGGTAAAATACCACACCTTACAAGTTTAAATGACCACAAGACGTTTGCGTTTTTAAATGAGGACGCAGATTTTGGAACAACTGATGGGCAATTAGAATACAGATTCTTTAACGAGCCTCCAGTTTTTGAAAACGTATCTGGATATGAAATACCCACAAATCACATAGGTAAAATAGAATTGGATAATACATCTGCTAATGGTAGTTCAGTACCAAGTAACTCAAGTACAGATGACCAAAAATTAATTTTTGCTGGAGTTGGGGGTGCTAACGTAGATAACCTATACTATTTTGACAAGGGTGGGTATAGAATGCGTTATGGTCAAGCAAAATATTATACTGTCAGATATGTGGCTTCTAATACTGATACTGTTTACAGAACAACATTACCGCCTCTCGGAGATGGCGAATATCCAGCTTCAAAAGTAGTGAGAGGGGATTATGTTGAAATTAGAGTAGTAGGTACAACCGATTTCACAGACTTTGGCGCACCAAACAATACAGTAGGAACAAAGTTTTATTCAAGTTCGGATTCAATAACTGGTACTGGAGAGGTGCGAATTAGAAGTGGTAGACCTTTGTCAGATATATACTTATTCGAGATAGCATCGGATGAAAACTGCAACTCTACAAGATTCGATGAGTATTCCTTAGCTTGGAAAAACAAGTACGGAACATGGGATTACTATATGTTTGATGGGGAACATAGTGATGTGAGGAACTACAAACGTGAAGACCAATCGCAAAAGGTAGCTGGTAGTTGGGGAGCATCTGACTTTGCAATAGAATCATACGAGCGAGGTAAAGTGCAAAAAGTAGGTGGTACAAAACAAACAACAATCAACACAAGGTTTATAACAGATGATTACAATGATTATTTTAACGGCTTACTCATATCAAATGAAGTTCTGTTATTACCAAAAATTAAGTCAGATTATAGCAATGTTTACGATGCAGCAATTCCAATAAACATCAAGGACACATCGCTTACTTACAAGACAAATTTAAAAGACAAATTAGTTCAATACTCATTCACATTTGAGTATGCACACGATCTAAAACAAAGGGTTTAATGGTACAATTAGTAGTATATAATCAAAGCAACAATGTAGATAGTTCATATCTTGACTTAGGGGATGTAAGTATTAAGGCTGACTATTCTTCTATCGAGATACAAGACATATCTAAAAGAAAGTCAGAAAGCACCCAAGCGTTTACGCTACCCTTTACAGATACCAACAACTCTTTCTTTTCGCACTTTTATAATGTCAATGCGAGTGGGGATTTTGATTCTAACTCAAAGGTAAAGGCATCTATATTAGTTGATAGCATTGAGGTGCTGGATGGTTATTTGCAACTGCTAAAGGTTGACGCAAATACAGAGAACTACGATGTCGTTGTTATGGGTGAGGTGGCTAATATTGTAAAGTCTTTAGGTACTGATATGCTTACTGATTTAGATATTTATGAGTTTAGCCATACATTTTCTAAAGCTAATATTGAGAATAGCTGGGATGGGGCGATACAATATTCTAATTCCACAACTGGGGATGAGATACTTTACCCTTTAGTTGATTATGGTTATGGTATTAATGAATCAGCTATCAATGGGGCAGCTGGCTCTGGTTATTTAAGTTTTAACAGATTAAAACCAGCTATAAAAGTAAAGACTGTATTTTATAAAATTTTAGAGGGTTTAGGTTATACGATAAACTCTAACTTTCTAACCAGTGCCTTTTTTACAGGTCAGTACATGACTATGGCAAATGATAGCCAAAAACTACCTTTAGGTCAACCAGATTATTTCAAAGCCTCATATAGTTCGCAGCAAGGTATTTCAAGCCCAGAGGTAAACTTAAAATTTAACCAAATAGATTATAATAGGTTTAATAATTTTGTTGCGAGTGTAAGTAATTCGGATGCCTATTACACTGTTCCAGTAAGTGGTTATTATCAATTTAAAATAAGGTTATTTATAGACCCTGTTGGAACAACACCCCTACAATATAGGTTAAGAGTGAAAGCTGGTAGTACAACCATAACAACAACAACTAAAGAAGCTAAATACACTGGTAGCTGGGTTACTTTTACAACTGAAGACGTGGCACTTGATTCGACAGATGTAGTAAAATTCACTATTGATAATATATATACAACTGGGAATGCAAACATTACACAAGGCTCTGTTGAGATACTAAAAGCACCTTTAAATGAATTAGGCGAAACTTTAGAGTTATTAGCTGGTAGTAATTTAATGCCAAACGAAAAACAAGCAGACTTTATATCCTCTATATTGTCAAGGTATAATTTATCTTTACAAGTAGATAAGGATAATGCAAAGCAGTTGAATATAGAAACTGTACAAGACTTTTTTAATGCTGGTACATCTAAGGACTGGACTGATAAATTAGACACATCTAAAAACATTGTAATAAAACCAACGTCAGAATATCAAAGTTCTGAATTGTTTTTAAGCGACCTTGAATCGGATGATAAACAAAATAAAGAGCATCAAGAACAGGTTGGCGTACCTTACAATTCTCATTCAATAAAGTTTAATAATGATTTTGCGCAGAATGAAAAAAGAGAGATAAAAAGTATTTTTTCTTCCTACACAAATCAGTATTTCAACACTAATGATTCTGGAATATTAGTAGGTCAGCAATTTGCTTATGATGGGGAAACTCCTACGTTTGTAAAAACTAAATCAAAGTTGTTTGTTTACTCTGGGCTGAAAGATGCTACGTTTTACATGAAAGAAAACGATACTGATACAAATGGCATTGTATATACAGAGTTTCCTTTTTGTTCCACGTATCACATGAGTGGAGATGCTATTGACAATTCAGATTATGATATAAGGTTTAGGTCTGTTCCAAAGTTTGGAGAATTAAGTTATATTGATGAAGAGGTTACAGAGGACACTATAAGTAAATGTTGGCAGTCGTATCTCAACAATTTATATAGTAAGGATGCAAGAATTCTGATAGCAAACTTTATGCTTAACTCTGTTGACATAGCAAACTTTAATTATAACGATAAGGTATTTGTTAAAGATGCTTACTATCGTATTAATAAAATAAAAGGGTATTCAATAGGGGTTGATATAAGCACTCAAGTAGAGTTAATAAAAATAGTTGAAGAAAAAGCCCCTACGTTTACAGGGTGTGATTTAATTTTATCTTCTATCAGTGGGGGTTCTGCGCTATTTGTGGATACATCTGGTAATTCTGCAACAGCTACAAGAGTTTGTTGCGAGGGTTATGGTTTTAAATTTAGAACTTTTGGGGTTTATGGTTGGTGTGATGCATCATCAAACAAATCATTAAGGACAATTAGTCATACCACAACCACAACCGAAGAGGGCGACACTACTTTAGGTAGGTCTGGTTCACGCATATCTATTGAGGGTACTATATCAAAACTGGGGGAGGACGCTGCTGATGGGCAAATATTATCATGGAGCGATACAGATGAAAGCACGAAGTGGGTTTCGTTTCCAGATGAATTAGAGTTAAATGATGGTAAAATAATTATAGGCGATTCCAGTGGTAATGCAAGTAAAAGTACATTACAAGGCGATTCAAACATATCTGTTACCACAGACGATGCTGGGGGAACTACGACAATAGGTTTAGATAGCGTACCAGCTGCTGGAACTAATGGTCAAATACAAGTAAATGACAACGGAGATTTAGGTACGGGAACAGGCTTGTCTTATGTAGGTACAACTTTGATAACTCCAAATGTAACGGCTACTGGAGATGTGGGTGTTACTGGAGATGTAACTGCTGACAACTTTATAGGGGATGGCTCACAACTTACCAACATACCGACTAATTCAAGTTCTGGAAATGCTGGAGTTGTTCAGCAGTCTAACGGCTCTGGTGGGTTTATTGCCGATTCAAGTTTTATATTCACAGGGGGCGACACTTTAAATGTTCCTAACGTAGACGCAGTACATAAAGGTACGAATATCGGTAGTGGTGCGATACAGTTAGAGAGTTCTTTGAAATACTGGTTCCTAAGCCCTCAAGACTTTATGTTTGGTAACGACCTAACAAGAAACAACTACACCAGTACATCTGGTTTTACAATAAGAACATGGCAATTCTACTCATCCTATGGTAAGTTTTACGCTACTATATTTGTGCCAATAGGTTATAAGGTTATATCTTGTTTTATTAAGGGTAACGCTAATCTAAGCTGGAGTGCTGGTGTTTCAAGTTGGTCTTCAAGTGGTGGGGCTGGTGCTGGTAGTGGTAATGTAAATACAGAAGCAACGGCATTAAATTGGACAGCAAGTAATACTGGAACATATTATACTATTGCCATTAATGGTGCTTCATCTACAAATCAGATATATGGGGCAAGATTAACCTTAGAAGAGGTATAAAAAAGTAAATTTACTATTTATGATTAGCGAGGTCATCAAAGGATTGACAACTGGAAAGATAAAACAAACAAAAACCAATACGTTTGCATTTGGATTAGATCAATACCCTAAGACAATCAAACAAGCGTGGAAACAATTTAAGACAGAGATATGGCTGAAAAGGTAATAATACCATTAGAAGCAAAGGTTGATAAGGCAATAAAAGATATTGAATCCTTGAAAAAAGAAATTAAGGAAACCGGAAAAGAATCAAAAAAAGCAAAAGAAGAAACAAATCTTTTAACTATTGCTAACGAAAAACTATCTGGTACAATTAATGGAGTTAAAAAGGGTTTTAAAGCTGCAATAGGCTCGTTAAAAAATTGGAAAGTTGCACTTGCATCTACTGGTATAGGTTTATTTGTGGTTGCTTTAGGTACGTTGGCACAGTATTTTAGAGATTCCGAAGAGGGCGCAAGTAAGCTAAGAGAGATTACTACACAAATAGGAGTGGTTTTTGGGAATGTTACCGACATAGCCAGTAATTTTGGTAAAGCATTATATAATTTATTTACTGGCGATTTTAAGGCTATGAAAGATTCTTTAGCAGAAGCGCAAGCACAAATGATTATGTTTGGTATGCAGACTAAAGAAGAGATGGCAATAGCCAGACAATTAGAAAAGGATAGGCTTGCCTTACAACAATTTGAACGTAAAGCAAATGTTGATAAAGCTAAAACCGAAGCCAAAATAATGGAGTTGCGTCTTCAGGCAAGAGATACGGAAGCATTTACAAATGAGGAAAGGTTAGCGTTTATGAGGGATGCTAATAAGTTGGCAGACGAACAACTCGCAAAAGATTTGCACGTAGCAAATGAGAAGTTAAGGTTTCAACAAATAGAAAATTCATTTAGCAAATCTACAAAGGCTAACCTTGACGCGGAGGCACAACTACAAGCACAAGTATTCCAAATTCAAAGGTCTAACTTTTCAGAACGTAAAAGAATGAAAAGCGAAGAGCAAGCCCTAGTAAATGCTGGATTGGCTCAAGTAAAAGCAGAAGAAAAGGCAAAAGAATTAGCAGCTAAAAAAGAGATAGACCTTGCTAAAAAAGTTGCAGATGAAAAGAAAAAACAAGCAGATAAAGAAGCTAAAATTTTAGAGGCAAGAAAAGACGCAGAACTAAAAGCTTATGGTCAATTAGCTGGTGCATTAAGTTCTTTGGCTGGAAACAATAAAGAACTGGCTGCCGCATCGGCAATCATTGACACCTATACTGGTGCAAACAAGGCTTTTGCACAAGGTGGTATATTAGGTTTTGTTTCTGCTGCTGCAATTGTTACTGCTGGGTTGTCAAACGTGAAAAAAATATACGATACTAAACTACCATCAGGAAGTGGTGGCGGTGCTTCTGCTGGTGGTGGAAGCGTTCCAGCCGTAGGCTCTAACATAGCTGCTGGAATACCTACAAGAGCAAATTTAGATGATGTAGTAGGAAGCGTAAACAATACAAATCAACAACCAATAAAAGCCTACGTGATAGGTCAAGACGTAACAGATAGCCAAGAGGCTAAATCATATTTAGATAACCAAAGAACACTATAATGAAAGTAGTAGAATTTACAATAGACGAAGAGGCAGAAGACTACGGAGTTTTTGCCATTAGCTTAGTTGAGCAACCAGCTATCGAAGAGAACTTTAAATACTTTTCAAAGGATGGAAGACCTAAGAACTTTGCGACAGTAGACAAAGACAAGCGTATAGTAATGGGAGCAGTAATGATACCAGACATTCAGATACTACGAGTTGACGAAGAGGGCAATCAGTACAAATGTTTCTTCAGTAAGGAAACCATCAAGCGAGTAAGCGAGTTGTATATGCTTGAATCTAAGCACAAGAACGCTACTTTAGAACACCAAAGAGTAATCAATGGCATTACTACCATAGAGAGTTGGATAGTCGCCGATAGTAAGCATGACAAAACTCAAGCCTTTGGATTAGAATATCCAGTAGGTACATGGGTAGCTTGTATGAAGATTGACAACGAAGACGTATGGCAGAATTATGTAAAAGAGGGCATTGTAAAGGGTTTCTCTATTGAGGGATACTTTGACGAGAAGCCTACTAAGATGAGCCAAGAGAGTATCCTTGAGCAGATTAGAAGCATAATCCGAGAGGATGAAAATAAAACACTTTAATCAATAATCTATTTACAAATATAAATTAGCGCAATGGACACACTAAACAAAATCAAAGTTCTGCTTGGCATGGAAGAAACTCCACAAGTAGACGAAGCTACTCCACAAGAGATGGAGGAAGCAAAAGAGCAACTTAAATTCGAAGAGGCAGCTTTAGAAGATGGTACTATAATTAGTGCAGACGCTTTTGAGGTTGGCAACGCAGTATTTATTGTTGTTGAAGAAGACCAGCAACCCCTACCAGTTGGAGAATATGCTTTGGCAGATGGCTCTCTTTTGGTAGTAGAGGAAGAGGGTGTTATCGCTGAAATCAAATCAGCTGACGAAGAAGTGGAAGAAGAAGTTGAAGAAGTTGTTGAGCAATCTGAAGAAGTTGTTGAGCAATCATCTGACGATTCTAAGGAAGCTATCATTCAAGCTATCGGTGTAATGGAAAACCTATTGCAAGAGTTCAATGCACTTAAGGAAGAGTTTGCATCTATCAAAGCAGAGGCGCAAGAGAACGCTGCTAAAGTAGAAGAGTTCGAAAAAGTAGGCGAAGAAATTAAGCCTAACCCAGAGGGTAATTTTAAACAAGTAAATGAAAATGTTGATTTGTCAAAACTGACGGCTCAACAAAAAGTACAATATTTAATCCATAAAAATAAATAAAATGGCAGATCAAATTAATGGTAACTATGTAGGCGAAGAGGCTGCTGGATTCATTTCAGCGTCTTTGTTGTCTGGAGAAACTTTAGGAAAAGAGAATGTAACAATTCTCCCTAACGTATCTTATCAAGTAAATTTAAAGAAATTCGATTTAACGGCTGGTGCTATCCAAAATGGTGGTACTCAAGCAAGTTGTGATTTTAGTTCGGCTGGAGATGTAGACTATGCTGACCAAGTTCTTGCACCAAAACGCTTGAAACTAAATAAGCAACTATGTAAAGCAGAATGGTTTAGCACATTCGCTGGAGCGCAAATGAAAGTTGGCGTTGATGGAACTGTTCCAAGTTCTTTTGCTGAATACATTATTTCTCACGCTGGTGCGTTAGTAGGTCAAGAAACAGAGAAGTCTATCTGGCAAGGTGCAGCGTCAACTGCTGGAGAGTTTGATGGATTTGCTACTCTATGTGCAGCCACTGGCTCTGGTGTTGTAGCACCTACTCCAACATCTGGAGTTGCTGCTTTATCTGCATCTAACATTATTGCAGAATTGGGTGTGGTTAGAGATTCTATCCCTAACGCAGTCTATGGAAACGAAGATTTGAATATTTACGTTCCAACATCAGTAATTAAATTTTACACTGCTGCACAGGCAAAAGAGGGTTACTTAGACAAGTACCACGCTGGGCAAACTGAACTAAATTTTGAGGGAATCAATTTAGTATGGTGTCCAGGAATGGCTGACGACACTATGATTGCAGCACGTAAGTCAAATATGTTCTTTGCAACTGATTTGCTTTCTGACTTAACAGAAGTTAAGGTACTTGACAT